ATGTTTTTGCATGATTATTATGTAAAGCATTTTCGCCGCAAAGATTTATTAACTGGCGACTTGTTGCCATTCAAAAACAAAGAGCAATACTTTTCCAGCTATTTTTTAAATACAGACAATCAGAAAAAGTTTTTTATCCATCAACATAAAGAAGATTTAGGAGTTCAGATGGTTCTTTTAGATATGCTAACTCCTAAAATAAAGGATGGCGTTTCCCCATCAGAATTAATGCTAACTAGTTATGGTTTGCCAAGTATTCATGTGTTTAAGTATTTTTTTGATAGTTATACGCACGCGAGCGAGAGCGTTAGTGGGAAACCATTTTTAAATAGCCGACTGCCCAAAGACTTTACTCAAAAAGTAAATGCTAAAATCTTCATTGACACCCGAGAACAGCAACCTCTTTCATTTCCTCAAAGCGAATCTCTCAAATTGGATTTGGGCGATTATGGTATTGAAAATCAATTTTTTGACTATACCTTTGTTGACCGAAAATCAGAGGGCGATTTTAAATCTACTCTAAGTCAGGACAACTACGAGCGTTTTCGCAGGGAATTGCAGAGAGCAAGAGATCAAGATTGTTTTATTTTTGTGGTTGTAGAAAGCGATCTTGAGCAGATAGAAAAAAACAACAGTAAATCAAAGCACCAAGCTAATCTATCTTATATCTATCACAATATGAGAGCTTTGCAACTAGAATTTAAGGACTGCTGCCAATTCGTAATGACTTCTAATCGTGAGAACAGCGTCAAACTCATTCCTCGCTTGTTAAAGCACGGTAGAAAGTTATGGAATGTTGATTTACAATATTATATTAATGAGGGACTTTTAAATGGCTTGGATTGAAGGAAACCAAAAACGTCGAAAGCACTTCGACAAAATTAATCAAGAGATTCTTGCGAAAGAGGGCTACCTTGAAGAAAAGGAAGCCAAGATTCTTCTTTATAAATTCCTGAAAGAAAATCCCTCATTTACTTGCGAGCTTTTAACAGGCATTAGATTGTTTCCGTTTCAACACATGGCAATTAAAGCCATGATGCTCACAGATTACTTTTTAGGCATTTGGAGTCGTGGCCAGAGTAAAAGCTTTACCACTGGTTTATTCGCGGCTCTAGACGCTGTTCTGCATCAAGGAGTGCATATTGGCATCATTTCCAAGTCTTTCCGACAGAGCCGAATGATCTTCAACAAGATTGAGGACATTATGAAAACTCCGAAAGCAGCAATGTTTTCAGAAGCCGTAACTCGCATTTCGAAAAACAATGACCAGTGGGTAATGGAAATTGGTCGCAGCAAGATTACTGCGCTGCCTCTTGGCGATGGCGAAAAGCTCCGTGGTTTCCGCTTTCAACGAATGATTATTGACGAGTTCTTGCTCATGCCAGAACGAATCTATAACGAAGTTATTGTTCCGTTCCTTTCTGTAGTAGAAAACCCAACTGAGCGTCAAGAGATTTACAACTTAGAAACTCAGTTGATTGAAAACGGTAATCTTACCGAAGAAGAACGCACTCAATGGCCAAACAATAAAATCATTGGCCTTTCTTCTGCCTCCTACAAGTTCGAATATTTATACAAGCTTTACCAGCAATACGAGAATCTTATTCTCAATCCTGAGAAAAGCGACGTTGCTCACCGCACGATTATGCATCTTAGCTATGACTGCGCTCCCACGCAGTTGTATGACCAATCATTGATTCAACAAGCCAAATCAACAATGAGTCAGTCTCAGTTTGACCGAGAGTTTGGTTCTATTTTTACTGACGACTCCAGCGGCTATTTTAAAGTTAGTAAAATGGCAGCTTGCACCATTGAAGATGGTCAGGGACAGTGCGTAGAAATTTCTGGCGAACCCAACGATGAATACTTGCTTTCTTTTGACCCTTCGTGGTCCGAGAGCGAGAGTTCTGACGATTTCGCTATGCATGTATTCAAACTAAATAAAGACCGTAAAATCGGTACTCTTGTGCATAGCTACGCCATTTCTGGAACGAGCCTGAAGAGCCACATTTTTTATCTTTATTATTTGCTTACTCATTTCAATATTGTTGCCATGGTTGGTGACTATAACGGTGGCGTTCAATTCCTTAATGCTTGCAATGAAAGCGAAATCTTCAAAGAGGCAGAAATTAAAATCGAATGCTTTGACGCAGACTTTGATAACCCACAAGAGTATCAGAATGCTCTACGAGAAGCAAGAAACCAGTACAATTTGCAAGGCAGGAGAATTTGCCACTTAAGAAAGCCAACCTCTTCTTGGATTCGCAGTGCTAACGAGCTTCTGCAATCCGCTTTCGACCATAAGCGAGTTTGGTTCGCCTCTTCAGCAATTAATGACGACTATCAGCGTCAACGTCAGAAACACGTTCCCATTGATAAACTTAAATTTTTAAGAGTGGCAGACAGTGAAGAGAAAAATTCAGCCGCAAAAACTATTGACTTTATTGAGCATCAGAAAGATATGATTGATCTTACAAAAGCTCAGTGCGCCCTTATTCAAATTTCTACTACTGCTCAAGGAACTCAGTCATTTGACTTGCCACAAAACATTCGCCGTCAAACTGGCCCAGACAAAGCGCGTCGAGACTCTTATTCTGCTCTAGTATTGGGTAATTGGATGATTCAAACGTATTTTGACATGATGGATTTCAAACCAGAAGATGTTGAAGCTACGTTCACGCCATTCTTTGCGTAAGTCACTTTTAAAGTTAGATTTCTAACTTTTTAAGTGTAATATAAACGATGGCCCGCTCCTATAATAAAAAATCCGATTACTGGAAGAAATTCGAACAAAAGTCAATCCCAGACTTTCCAGAACAAACTCAAGCAAACATTGATCCTGTATTGGCGGGAGAACCGTTTTATACTTCGGACGCTTCAGTACAGCTTAAAATTTCTTCTGCTTCTCGCGAGCCATTGAGCAGAACTGACGCTACTGGCGGCAGATTCAACCGAGCCGCACTAGCTCCAGTTTTTGACCGATATAGCAGCATTCGCGCTGGCATGTTGCCATATAGTTTCTCCAATGACGGAGTTTATATTCGCGAAGCTATTGAGCTTTGCCAAAAGGCTTATGCCAATGTTCCAATTTTCCGCAATGCCATTGATTTAATGTCAGAGTTTTCCAACGGCGAAATTTATCTAGAAGGCGGCACAGACAAATCAAAAGATTTCTTCTATCGTTGGATGCGCAAGATTCGCATGTGGGATTTGAAGGATCAGTTCTTCCGTGAATATTATCGCAGTGGCAATATTTTCATTTATCGCACGGATGGTAAGTTCGACCTAGAGGACTTCAAGAAGCTTTCCACAATGTATGCCGCAGAAGGCGATGTTTCGGCAAATACTATTCCGCTGAAATATATTATGCTTAATCCGTTTGATATTGTAGCGAAGCGAGCCACTACTTTTAGCGCAGTCGCTTATGAAAAGGTGCTTTCAGAGTATGACTTGGAGCGTTTGCGTCACCCTCAATCAGACGAAGACCGCGAGCTTTTAAATTCATTTCCAGAGAATGTTCGTCAGGAAATTAATCGCGGCGGTTTTGCAAAGAATGGTTTAAAAATTAAGATTGACCCAACTCGCTTACATTTCGCATTTTACAAAAAACAAGACTATGAACCGTTCGCTATTCCTTTCGGCTTTCCTGTGCTTCAAGACATTAACGCCAAGCTTGAACTCAAGAAAATGGACCAAGCAATTACGCGAACTGTTGAGAACGTCATCTTACTTATCACAATGGGCGCACCGCCCGACAAAGGAGGCATTAACCACAATAATCTCCGAGCGATGCAAGACTTGTTCCGAAACGAATCTGTTGGACGAGTCCTCATTTCAGACTACACAACAAAAGCTGACTTCGTTATTCCTGACCTTAACAAGGTACTTGGACCAGCCAAGTATGAAACCTTAAATAAGGACATTGAGCAAGGTCTTCAAAATATTTTCTTTGGCGACGATAAGTACGGTAATATCGCCACCAAGATTGACATGTTTATTGACCGCTTGAAAGAAAGCCGTCAAGCATTTTTAAATGAATTTTTACAGCCAGAAATCAAGCGCATCGCCAAAGCTTTAGGCTTCAGAGCTTATCCAGAAGCTCGCTTTAAGGAGATTGACTTTAAGGACAATACTCAGCTTCTTCGCGTTACCACACGCCTCATGGAACTTGGTGTTATCACTCCACAGCAAGGTCTTACAGTGTTTAATACTGGCAGATTCCCACAAGCTGATGAAATTGCCCCTGCTCAAGAAACCTTTGTCGCTGACAGAGGTAAGGGATATTATAATCCGATTGTGGGCGGCGTACCAGTTATCCCCAGCGCAGATGGCGGTACTAACGAAACTCCAAAGAGTGCAGGTCGCCCAGAAGGTGCAATCACAGAAGCTAATTTCTCCCGCAAAAACATTCAAGAAATTATCTACAAAATCGAGGCTCTTGATTCTCTTGTTAAAGCAAAAGCTAGAGAAAATATGGGCATTAAGAAGCTATCTAAACAGCAAACTTCTGCACTAGAAGAGCTTTGCAAAAAAATTGTTTGCGCTCATGATTTAGATAATTGGGAAACAAATGCTTTAGAATGTGTAAAAGACTTTAACAAAATCGAATCACTAGGTCTTCTTGATGAGGTTTCAGAAATTGCTGAGTCTCATCAATTAGATTTTTATTCTGCCGCTATCCTTCATCACAGTAAAAATTATGAGTCCTGAACAAATTCCAATCCCTCTTGAGAAAAAAGTCGAAATTAAAAATGGCGTGGTCGAAGTGTCCATTGCCGAAATGACCATGACCGACAAGGAAAAAAAGGTTTATCAAAAATTCATGGCCAAATGTGTAGCGGCATCTCCTCGCAGCGAAAAAGACGCAATGGTTGCTTGCGCCGTTGACTTCAAAAAAATGAAGGACCAACTAATGGCAGAAGAAGACGAAGATGAAGAAGAAGATGATGAAGAAGAAGACGATATTGAGGAAATGAAAAAAGAAGCTGAAGAAGAGGAGGAGGAAGAAGAGGAAGAAGAAGAGGGTAAGACCCTAGAAGAAAAAATTAAGCTTGAAGAAGAAGATATTAAGGAAGACCAAAAATACCTCAAAGAATTAAAGAAGAAGGCTGAGTCTGCTGTGAAAAAGCAGGGCAAAATGGAATACCGCGAAAAGCCCAAAACTTCAGCTAATTCAGTTGGCATCATTACTGTTGAACAAATCAACAAATGGGAAAAAGAAGAAAAAAACGAAAACCGCTTGGACGAACTAAAGGAAACCAAGTTTGTATGGAAGAATACTGTGGACCTATAAAATGAATTTTAAATATACAACTAAATTCGACGTTTCAATTCGCCAGTGCAAAATTGGCGAAAACTCTTTTATTTCAACCGCTTCTTTAGAAAATTTAAAGCAGCTTCTCCCCAGCAACCAGATTGATCTTGGTAAAAATATTGATTTGATGGGTGTTGCATTTGACGCTGCTGTTATTAACCAATTTAATAAAAACGATGATGGCATCAATTCCGAAACAGCCGTTAAAATTGCCCCATACTTCCTACACAAACCCACTAATATCGAACACAACAAGCAAAAAATTGTTGGCCATATTGTGTCTGCTGGTTTTAATTCTTGGGGCGAGAATTTGCCACTAACTGATGAAGAAGTTTTAAGCACTAATGGTTTAGTTAACTTGGCTCTTGGAGCAGTTATCTATAAACTCGTTGATCCTAAATTTACTGATTTAGTTTATAAATCCACCAGCGAAGGCAATGACTTTTTCAACAGCATTTCTGCTAGCTGGGAGCTAGGTTTCAGCGAATATGTTTTGGCCGTTGGCAGCACTGATCTACGCGAGGCTGAAATCATTTCTAACCCCAAACACATCCAAGAACTAAAGGGTCGTTTAAGAGCTTATGGCGGCAATGGCAAAACTGAAGACGGCTCGAAAATTTATCGTTTGGTTCAAGGTAATGTTTATCCTTTGGGTATTGGTTTTACTTCTACTCCTGCGGCGAATGTTAAAGGTTTGCTGCTCGATAATGCAGAAGTTGAAGAGAATGTAAACTTCAATGACAAGCGCGATAAAAAAGTTTTCGCAATTAATAATGAAAAATTAATTTCCCAATTTAATATTAATACTGTAAACAACAAAAAATCTATGGATTTAGAAACATTTCTTTCAGAATTGAAGGCTTCTCTACAAGAGAAGAAATTCTCCGAAGAAGCGATTGCTGGGATGACCAGTACTTTTGCTGATGCTATTCGTCAAAAGGACGAAGAATATCGTGCCGCTAAACAGGAGAAAGAAGCCGCTGAAACAAAAGCTAAGGAACTCCTTGCTTCTGTCGAAGGACTTCAACATGAACTTTCAGAAACCAAAGTCCGTCTTCAAGAAATTGAAGCCGCTCAAGAAGCTGAAAAAGCCGTCGCTCGTTTCAATGCTCGCATGGAACAAGTTGACAGCATTTACGCTCTAGAAGACGAAGATCGTCAGATTCTCGCTTCTGAGCTTAAGGCTCTTGAAGGCACTGACGAAGCTTTTGCTTCTTACCAAGAGAAACTCGCTGTATTGTGGAAGCACAAGAACAAAGAGTTTGTCGCTAAATTGGCCGAAGAAGCTGAAGCTAAAATCGCTGCCGAAGTTGAAAAGCGTCTCGCAGAACTTAACAAGTCAACCGCTTCTGTCACCAAGACTGAAGCTGAATTGGCCGAAGAAGCTCTTGAGAAAGCCAAAGCTTCTGAAAAAGAAACAATTCCAAACAATAATGGCGAAAGCTCCAAAGAAGTTAAGAGCTTCAAGGAAAAGTTCGCCGCCGCATTCTCTCGCGAGAATATCACAGTCTCTTAATAATCAATTTAAAAATTTATGTCAACCCGATTACTCCCATTCAGACAATACGATGACAACGATGTTGTCAATCTATATGCACTAGTAGATGCCGCAATCAACGACAACGTAACTGGCGTTGGTTCTGGCGATGCTGGTGTATTCGTTAAAGTTTCCGCTGGCAACTTTGACCTAGACCCCGTAAGTTACGCCACCAACAGCTACCTCGGCAAAACCGACTATCCTTTCGTTGGCGCTAACCAATATCCTTCCGTAAACCTAAAGGTTACTCCTGCCGCTTCTGGCGACTTGACTAACTGCCTAGGTCTAACCCTCCGTCAGACTGCTAAGTTCGACGAAAACGGTGAGAAGCTTCTTTACTACCGCCAAAAGGCCGAAGAACTCATGTGCGTTCTTCCTGGTCAGGCAGTACCAGTTGCTACTCGCGGTGTATTCAGCCTTGGCAAAAATGCCTTTGGCGGCGGCACCCTCACTGGTAACAACCTATATGTTGGTAGCGGCATCAAGCTTTCCGCCACTCAAGGCAACATCACTGGTTGCTTGAATAACGACGGCGGCAAGATTGGTATCGTTCTCGGTACTGGTACCCGCACTTCACAAAGCACCACCGACCAATTCGCGGGCGATTTCGTCGTAATCGGTCTTCGCATGTAATCTTAAAAAAGGAGGAAAATAATTTAATATGAAAATCAGTCTCAAAAGAACTCCCGAACAGGTCGAACTAATCAAGGCTATGGCTTCACGCAACCGTCAGGTTGCTTACGAAGCTCAAGTTGCCCTTGCTGAGTTCATCGGCCCTGTTCTAGCCGAAGTCATCAACAACGCCCCAACCCTGAGCAATCTCTTTACTCAGCTTCAGTTTAACGCTGATGACAATCCCTCAATCCCTCTTGACCTTTACTATGATATTTCCGATGAGGACTATATCACTGTTTACAGTCAGAGTGCCGCTGGTGGCCTTCCTCAGAACCAAGTCCTTCCGACTGTTTCTGAAATGAAGATCGCTACCTACACCCTCGACTCAGCCCTTAGCTTTGATCGTCGTTATGCTGCCAAAAGCCGCATGGATGTAGTTAGCAAGACCTTCACCCGCATGGCTCAGGAAATCCTTCTTAAGCAGGAGCGCACCAGCGCCAACCTACTTATGAGCGCCCTTGCCAATGCTACCACCAATGGTCTTTCTCACATCATTGACGCCACTACCGCTGGCACTTTCCTACTTCAGGACTTCAATAACCTAATCACCCGCGCTCGCCGCATCAACACCTCCTTCTCCAAGGGTACTCCAGAAGGCGCTGCTAATGCTCGCGGTATCACCGACCTCATCATCTCCCCTGAGCTTGAGAATTCCCTCCGTGCGATGGCTTACAACCCCATCAATACCAAGGGTGCTGGCGGTGCTGCTCTAGGTGGTAGTGATTACCGTTCCAACGGTGTTGCTGCTCCTGATGAAATGCGCATGGCTCTATACAACTCCGCTGGTCTTCCAGAATTCTATGGTGTTTCCATCATGGTCATCAATGAATTCGGTGAAGGTCAAAAGTACAACACCATCTTTGACACTGTTTATGGTGGTACCTTCGATCCAGCCACTCAAGAAATTGCAGTTGGTCTTGATCGTGGTCGCGAATCCCTCATTCGCGCTACCGCAATCGACGGCGATAGCGGTGCTGAATTCAGCCTTATCGCTGACGACCAGTACAGCATCCGTCAGAACAAGATCGGCTACTTCGGTTCACTTGAAGAAGGCCGTATGGTTCTTGACAACCGCGCTCTACTAGGCGTCATCGTCTAATAGGAACAAACTTGGGGGACTGCTCGAAAGGGCAGTCCCCTTTTTTTGTTTATTTTTTGAAGTTTCACTGTAATATAATATATGAATCCAAAAGATGAATTAAACAATATCGAGCATATCAATGGTAAAGAATTTAAAGAAAAGATCGTTGAATTAGAGAAAATTCTTGGTGTACAAGAAGTTAACCCTTTCAAGACTACAGACCCGCAAGTATTTGAAGGC